AAGATCGAATGATGTAGTTCCTGATGTAGCCATAATTCATTACATTATATCTTTATAATAATCTAAAGACTTTCCTGGTATTAAGTTTTCATCTTGAAGACCTTCGCCTTGAGTTCTAGCTGCGCCATAACCTTTAGACTCACCACCTTTATACATATTTTTAATTTTAGATTTAATTTCTGGTGTACTCATATTCATTAATTTTTCTGCTTCAGATTCTGATATAGCAGCTCCAGATATTTTTTTCTTCAATTGAACCATTAACTTTGATCTCTCTTGACTTGATTTTTTAGAATCTGCCATTTGACCTTTAAATGCTTTCATCATCTTAAAATCTTCACCAGATATTTTACCATCTTTATTTTTATCTAATTTTGCTTGATTGCCTTTTAACATTGTATCTCCTCCTGTATTCATTTTCAAAAGATCAGCGTGATAATCTTTTGTACTTTTTTTACTTAATTTAGTTTTTAACTTTTTAACTTTTGCTTTCTTTTCTGGTGACATTGTTGCAACGTCATAAACAGCTTGAGCTGCTACTGTTCCTAATCCTAGTGGAGTTGCAACTCTAGCCAACTTAGCTACTTTACTAGCTGTTCTTAACTTCTTAGCTGCACTTGCCGTGATCAATGCTTTTGATGCACTTGCAGGTTTGTCTACTGCTTTCATAAAACTTGAAGGTTTTAAAGCTTTCATCATACTTGATGTTTTTTGTCCAGCTTTAAAAGCAGTTCTTTCAAACTTAGCAGGGTAATTAGCACGTTTCGATGCACCTCTAGTTTTTGAAAACAAGTTTTTTAGTTTATCTGATAATTTTGACATAGTTATTTTCCCTAGATTTCTATCATACCACCATAATACTTCTTGGTAAAGGTACTGACGTTATTTGGTTTGCCTCCAGGATTACCTGCTTGTCTTTTCCTTGCAACAGCAGAACGCTTTTGCGAGTCTGTCATTCGGTTTGCTTTTGCAGCAGGCACGCATTTGGGGTACTTTCTTTTTGATCCACTTGCAGATTTTCTTCCACATTCTTTATATCCTCCCCCTTTTTTTGGTGATCCTATATCGACCCATTTTTCATTGAACCATTTTTTTAGGCTCATTAGAAAATACCTTTAAATCCCAAACCTCTAATTGCAGCTCCTCCACCTTTAGAAAATTCTGGAACTTTAGTGCCTGCAGGGACTGAATGACCATAAGCGGTTGTTGTAGTATCTACTGACATTGCTTTATCTGGTTTTACAATTGTATAAGGTTTCTTCTTTGGTTTTTTATAACTGTATTTTTTTTCTTTCAGAAAATTATCTATAATTTTTTGTGACTCTTTTCTTAATACTTCTATGGATAAACCTTTATTTGCTTTTACGGTTTCAAGAGTTTTAGCTTGTGCCGCATGCGTCTTAGATGCTTTTTTTAGCCCACCTATAACTTCGTTTATTTTACCTCTGGCTTCTCCACCTATTTTTTTACCGGCTGGTTTAGGTCCTTTAAAATCTTTTCTTCTTAAACCTGATGGATCTTTTGCTTTACCTGCGCAAATTTTTGAAGCGTATGCATTTGCATATGCTGACGGGTATACTTTGAATTTTCTTTTAGCGGCTGATTTGCCTCTTGCACATAATTTAGTCATGCAAGAAGTATATCATTTATTGACTATATAGTAAATGTCTTGGCTAATGGATTTTTCTTACGTTTAATAGCAAGTTTAACTTTTTTCTTTTTTTCTTTTTCGTCTCTCGCACCACGAAGTTTACCTTCTACTTGTTTTGATATCTGTGATCTTCCTATAGTCATGTATTATTTATTGCATATTTATTAGTGAATATCAATATTAAATGAAATAATAATCTTATTATCTTCACTTAAATTAATGGGAGATTCATGTTTAAGATAACTTGGAAAGGTTATAATATCTCCTTCATATACATCTATGCTAATAGGTTGATTATTTAAATCAAAAATTTTTGTTTTTAAATTTCCATTTGGAAGTTGTAAAAAAAATACATTTGTGAACTGTGTTTTATCATGTCGATGAGAAGAGTGAAAATCTCCTTTTTCATATACTTGAAACCACAAATTGTTAACCGTTAATGCATCACAATTAAATTTTTCACATAAATCAAATGCAAAATATTCAAATATATTTTTATTAAAATAATCGAGATATTCTCTTGTGTATGTATCTGGTAAATCCCAATCTGTGTGTGAAATTTTTTGACTAGAATCTGTTAAAGATTTTTTTGGTATTTTTTTTATTAAATGTAATATATTTTTTTTATGGATAGAAAAATTATCTACTTTAAAAATTTTAAAATGATCCATTGTTATCATCTAAACAATGTCTTTTGCTTTTCCTATTATTGGTTTATACTTTGTTTTTCCTTCTTGTCTATAAGCTAATAGGTATTGTTCTCTTCTATTTTCAGGAACCCAACTGCAATGTATCCATCCCGAATTCGGTTCGCCAGGAGTGTAGTACTCGAGGATCAACTGATCTGTTTCAAGGTTCTTTTTAACCCAATCAGCTACCTCAGCATTATCAACTCCTACACATTCGAAATCACAGGCCTCAGCTTTTGCATGTTGTGAATTTCTAGAGCTACCAATAGCTAGACACAAATCTTCACTACGGAATCCACTAGTTACTTTGACTCTTCCAAAATGATCTCGTACCGGTTGGAGTATATTTTCACATAGATCTTTTAATTTTTCTATTTGACCTGCATTTGGATTATTATTAATACCCTTCCTAACAGCCGTGTCCGATTTAATTAATTCTAAAAGGGTAAAATTTCTACTTAGATTCATCTATTATTTTTTTAATTGCTTTAGATCCGTCTATATTTTCTTCAAGTTCAACTTTTACTTTTCCACATTTATATTCAATGTTATCATTTGCTGTGCGTTCTGCAACACGTTTTCCTTTTAAACAATCTGACATTGCAGGCTGTATTCTATGTTCTGTAAGTTCTCCTGCTATAAACATACAAAGTGCAACAACGCTACTGATGACCGTTTCCATTTGCTCTTACCTTATCTTTTAATTGTTCAACATCATCTAATGCTTTTTCTAATTGTGTTTTTAAAAATTCTATATTAACCTTGTTAGTCATATTTTGTTCTTGAGTTACAGTTAGTTTTTCAACGTCACCATACAACGCTTCTATTAACATAAACTGTTCTTGATCTGTTGGTTTTTGTTCAGATTTTTTTAATAAATCAGCATTAAATAATTCTCTTGAGGTCTCCAGACTGGTTAACCTTGCAGTCACTTCTGTATATGCGAATACGCCCATTGCAACTAGCACGATCAGGCTAGCAACCGTCTTCATCGGCATCTGCACACGTGCCTCCTCTCCGATGTTGAGTGGTTTATTGGACACCTGGTCCTCCACACAAAGCCAAAGTAACCAACATCACAATTAGTAAACCTGTGAAATAATAGTTCATACTTTGATACTCCATAATTATTTCTTTTTCTTTTTTTTGTTCAAGAATATATTATCAATCCATCCTGCTGCTTTGTCTAGTGCACCAAAAAAATTATAAATAAATTTATCAATCATCTTTATTACTATCATTTTCAAAGGATAAATCATGTGCATATTCTTTATATTTTTCATAAGTTCTTTTTGAATTTTTTACTTTTTGCATTTCATAGAACATTTTATCGCTATCCTCTGTGACCATGCCAGAATTTTCTGCATCCCAGTAAGTAGTTTGAACTTTATAGTCAGGCCAGCTGATATCAGTAGTATAACTGTTAACGTGCCAAAGAATACGATTATTAGGCTGAGCTGCATAATTGCCGTTATCAAGAGCCAATATATGTGCACACTTATGTTCTTGAGGTATTTCAGAATGTTCAGTATCCAAAATATTAGTTTCTGGATGAGCCCAATCAATAGTAAATAAATATTTTCCATGGTAAAATTTTTTATTAAGTCCTAAAAATTTTCCACTTAAACCAGCCAACCAATCAAAGCAATGCACACTAGGGTAGTAACTAAAACAGTTCCACAATTCCAACTCGTGCGTCTGCATATTCGGCACATTGGTTCTATCATATGATTTTTGGAAAAACGCTGAGATAGGCAAACGCCAAAAGCATGCACCATTTGGTAACATGATATTAAATAAGATTGCACGACCTGATATGGATGTAATACCAAAGATAACGCATTCTTCACTTTCACCATGATGTTCTTTAAGATCATATAAATACTCCTTTTTTACTTTGCAGTATATAGGAGGAATGTTGGCATTTAAATAGGACATTAAAAAATTATATCATAAAATTAATCAATATAAATCATATTTAATACGATTCTTCTTTTTTTGTCAGTACAAGTAGAACCTGTGTGTTTTTTATTTGAATTAATGATTATTAATTTATTATCTTCACTATAAATTTTTTCATTATCTATTTTACAATAACCATTGCATTTATTTAAAAAAAATATAGCAGATTTAAACCTGTTATCATCATGATCATCATGTAAACCTGTTTCAATTATCTTATCAGTTTTATAGTTTAAATTTACTTTAATTCTTTGTATTGATTTTGGGTTAATTTTTTTCACGAAAGACTCTAGAATATTTGAAAAAGGAGAAGTAAAAGTGTAATTACTATAAAATGAATGAATAAACTGAGGTTGACTTTGAGGATCAGTTGAAATGGTTCTATCATTAAAATGCCATACAAAATTAAATGAAAATATTGAATCTTTTATATTTTTGTAATCATCTAAGGGTAAGAAATTTTTAATTATTTTCATAAGCTCTTATAGCTTATTTTATTAACATTTCCATCTTCTTCTAGCTTGTCTTATTCTAGAATTAGGATCGTTTCTTGTTTTTGCTGAAGATCTTTTTAATTGTCCTAATGATCTTGCACAATATGATTTTCTACGATTAGCAGCTTTTGATCCTTTTTTAACCTTACCTGTGACTGCAGTTTTAAGTTTTGATCCAGGGTTAGCTCTTCTATAAGCAGCCACTCCAGCCTCAGTCATCCCTGCACCTTTTTCAGTAGGTCTATAGTTTTTTTTATTTCTAGGTGGCATACCACCTTTTTTTAATTCAATTATATCTGCGTAATAATTTAAATCCATCTTACGTAAATGTAATTGTTACTCCACCTGTTCCTGCAATAGTTGCATGAATACCGTCTTCAAATAAGATACCATTACCTGGTAAATACATATCTAAACCTTCTTCTCCAAATAAGTAAGTTGCAATAACATCTCCTGTAGCACCACCACTTCTAAATATGATTGAACCACTTGCACTATTACCTTTACCTTGAATAGAAGTTAATCTTGTTCTATTTGTTTTACCTGTACCACCAACGGCTACCATTTGAGCTGTAGCTGTTGCGTGAGCGACCGATTGGTCTGATGAAAAACTTGAGCCACCCATTATCCGTTACTCCCTGTTAAATTAGGACCAGAATATTTATCCGTTAACAACGTATAAGCTGATATATTTGTTTTTGTTTTACAAAATATTCCTTTTGGAAATAAAATACCATCATCAGGAAAAGAAAAATTAACTAAATCTCCAGTAGGTACATCTGCAATAAACATTGTGTCTCCAGAATTTGAAGTTGTTGTTAATTCTAATACTCCTGCTCCACCACCATCACTAGAAACAATAATTCCTTTAAGTCTTATTGGTTGTGAAATAATTGCGGCTGCTCCTGCAGCAGCAGTTGATCTTGTAGCTTGTATATCGCCTTTAAACATAAATCTCCTAGTTCGTGGCTCCCGAAGGAGCCACTAATTATTTATTACGCTGCCCAAGCAAATGCGCCTTTAACTGCTAAAGGATCTTTAGCTGAGTCAAGACCTACATGCCATAAGCCGTTTTGTGTACAAGAGAAATATACAATACTTCCTATTGTAAAAAAGTTTGTAGTTGCATTAGCAGCAGTAAAGACTAATGAACCTTCGCCTGCTGTTGATGTATCAAAAGACACAGCATCAGCCGCTCTTGTTTCAATTAAACTTCCTGTTACCCATGCATCAGTTCCTAATGCATCAAAAGTTAAAGTGTTTGTTCCACCAGTTGTGTCTACACTTTGAACGTAAGCTACTTTTGTTCCAGATGTAGCTGCAGGTAAAACCATTGAACAAGCTGCTGCACCTGTAAAATTTACTGTGCTAACTTGATCTGCAGGTAAAGCAACTCCAGCTCCTGCAGCAACTACTGCATGAGTCATACCAACAAAATCAAATTTGACGTTTAAGTAGTTTGGTGTAATTGCACCTGTTGATGCGTTTTTTACTATAGACTGAAATCCGTTTTCGGATCTAACTGGTCCTGTAAATGTTGTGTTTGCCATAATATTCTCCTTTGTATAGCATTTAATTTTGTAGTCTCTATACCGTCCGCCTAGCCAGTCTACAAAATAATTTATTTTCTAGGTCTTTTTATTATAATCTAATAAGTTATAGAGGTAAAGACTACCAAGATTTAGTATCATACATATTAAAGCTAATACCAAATTTTGAATTATTATCACTGTTTCTTTCGCACCCGTGAATTAAAAAAGGACTAAATAAAGCAAAAGCACCTGTCTCAGGTTTTATATGTTCTTTTATTTCTGGAAAATTTAAAGGTTGTTCACAATTATTTAAGTAAATGACTCCACACCATTTAGCCTCGTTGTGAGCATGATAAATTGTTTTTTCATGGGGTCTAATTTCAAATCCCCATGCAGAGTCTAGATGATAATTTGAATTATTATAATTATCATCAATATAGTTGACAAATAATTTAACTACATCTAAAAATTTTTTATCATTTGAAAAAAACTGCCAAGGTGTCATTAATCCTTTTACATTTGTTTTAAAATTTAAATTTTTATCTGATGAACAAGAATTTTTTATTTTTTCAATAAAATAATCTGATTCAATATTTATTTTTCCTTTTAAAAAAAAATATTCTTTATTAAATTTACGATTTACTTCTTTTGAAATAAACATTGTTTTGTTTAACATAAAAAAAAGGGCAGTGCAAATGCACCGCCCTTTTAAGTAATACTAATTGTATTATTTATTAACTAGTTGGTAAGTTTCCATTACCAAAGATTGCTCTAGGATCTGAGAATCCAAAAGAGTATCTTTCTCTAGCTTTAAATCTTACGTTACCAGTATCGAAGTCACCTTCAATCGCAGTTTTGATTGGTGATCTAACGAAATGTTTCATTCCATTAGGTACATCAGTCATTAGGTAGTACGAGTCAGTATCAGTTAAGAAATTATTAACTGAGTATCCTTCTGGTACCATACCCATTGAAGCGATTGCGTTGATATCGTTATCAGCTGTTCCAACTCTTTGAGGAGTTTTCATCAATCTCTCAGCAGTGAATTGTAATTCTTTTGGAATTATCATCTTTCTACCTTGAGTAGCGATTCTTAGACCTCTTTCGTCTACGAATCCAGCGATGTCGATTAACGACTGCTCTAGTGAAGTTTCGTTAAGATCTGCAGCTACTGCTAATACATTTGAGAATGTACCACCTGTTGCTAATGGATGAGCGTTAGAAATTAACGGTTGTCCATCACCACCAGTAACAGCAGTAAACTGTGCTTGGTTAAGCACGTTTGCAGCTTTAACTTGCTTCGTGTTTGACATAGATCTTGCAAGAGCTCTTGTGTATCTTGCAGCTAATCTGTCATACAGGTTGTCTTCGATTGCTTCTTCAGTGATCGAGAACGCTAAAGCGATTGTTTCGTGGTTGTATCTAGCAGTGAAAGTTTCACCAGCTGTATCAAACACAACTCCAGCACCCTCTTGTTTAGTTGGTGCAGAAGCGAAACCGCTTAACATTACTTCTTCTTCAAAAGCTCTGTCAGATGTTTCAGTTACGAAAATTTCAGCATGCTGATTTTCGTATCTATTATATTCCAGGCCGAATAAAGCATTCAAACCTGGCTCTAGTTCTTTAACTAGTTGGGATCGTGATATTGCCATAGTTTATCTCCTTTACGCTATACCTGTGCCACTTCTATAGAAGTGATTGTTGATTCTAACAAGAATGTTCGCATTTGCAGAACCTGTGTCAGAGTTTTCTGGATCTTGCGAGATATCGAT